TTCGCACGTGGATGCAACGAACCATGCCGCACCCGATCCTTTGCGTCTCGGTCCGCCATGTTGTCGCGATGGTCGCCGAGGAACAGGTGGGCCGGGTTGACGCACGGAGGGTTGTCGCAGTGGTGGAGGACGTGTAGATCATCTGGGACGGGCCCATGTGCGAGCGACCACAACATTCGGGATGCCCTCGCGCGCTTGCCCCCAACGGTGATCCGGCCGTAACCGTGGCCGTCAGCATCGCCCGTCCATGGCCAGCATTCTCCTGGCCCGCGACGTTCCACGTTGGCCCAGAAGCGATCCTCGATCGAAACGACGGTTGGACCCATCGGGTCACCGTGATCTTGCCACCGCGCGTAGTGCATTGTGCACCAGCCGCGGATCACCCTGCCGACCTTGTCGCAGCCCGGGATGGAGCAATGCGTCTTGGTCACCGGTCCCTGGAACTGGAACAGCGGATCGCCGTGCCGCCGCCATCGCTGGTAGTGCATCGGGCACCAACCGCGCATCGGTCTGCCGGTCTTCTCGCAGCCAGGGATAGAGCACGTAGCATCGACCACGTCGGACACCGCCTCAATCGGTGGACGAACGGCCTCGGCGGTGTTTCAGCACCGCCGGGGCCCTTTTGACTTATTTTACCTGGTCAGGCCGAGTTCAGTTGCCACGTTCAGCCGCCTGTCTCTGCCTGTCCTCTTGCTCTGCCTCCGCTGCGCGGCGGACGTTCATCAGGTCCGTGCAGACCCTGACCACGTACGCAGGGGTGTCTTGTAGTTCCTGCCACGACCAGTTCATCTCGCGCATCAGCTCGTAGTGCACGACCTCCTGCGGCACGTCCTCGCTCCCCCAGGTGCCTGCGTAGATGGACTCGGCGGGCCAGATGACGTCCTCTGTGTAGGGGCACCCGGGCCCTACTGAGGGTTTACGGCCTCCGCCATCTCGGTCGCCAACCGGTTGATGATCGCCATAGGGAGTTTCGCGACATTGTCGGCGTTGTACTCCTTCGGCAGCAGCGGCTGGTCGCTGGTGACCTCCCCCTTCTCGTCCACGGTGATCTCTGCCGTCGGGTCGTAGACCCGCCAGCCGATGACGAGTTTCGCCATGACCTCGAACGACGCGCGTTCGGCGTCTTCCTCGTCGACCGGCTTGCCTTCCGCGTCGAGGTCGACGTCGCGTGGCTTGAGTTGGGACGGTGCCATCAGCCGGGGGTTGCGGATTACGACATGGATCGAGTCGTTCTCCGGGTCCTCGGACAGTTCCGGGAACGTGAGGGTGATGACGTTGTTGGCGTAGCCCATGAGGGGGTCTCCTAGCGTGGCGGGCGGATAACGGACAGGTCAGTACGCTGAGGTGCGGAAGTTCTTCAGGGTCGCGGCGAGGACACCGGTGTCGGTGGCGTTGTAGATCCCCGCGAGGTCGAACGTCGCGTCGATGTACGTGGAGTCGAGCGACGGCTGGAACTTGGTGTACACCGACTTGGACAGGGTCAGCGCCAGTGAGGTGCCCGAGTTCATCTGACCGCCGACGGGCTCCGTCAACGTCCCCACGGTGACGCCCTGGCTGTTGTTGTAGAACAGGTTGTAGTCGGTGGTGTTCTCGAACACCGCCTTGTAGGTGCCTTCCGCCTCGAGCGCCCCCGCGAACACCTCCCGCGGGCCCTGCGTCCCGTCGCTGGAGTGGATGGGGTCGACCGCCCGCTTCAGGGTGAGGTCTAGGGTCAGCCCTCGGGTCGACGCCGACGGGTTCGACATGGTCCACCCCCAGCCGCGCTGCGGCTGAGCGGACGTGTACGCCGGCGTGAACGTCGTCTGGATCGCGCTGGGCCACCCCACGAACTTGGGGCTCAGCGACACCACACCCTTCGGGTCGACCTTGATGGCCAGCTCTGACATGACACAGCCGGGGAATCCGCGGACGTCATCGACGCCGTCGCGGACGCTGAGGCTGTACGACGGCCACACCGTTGAGTTCGTGCGGTTCTGAGTGAACGTGTGGGTGGACTGGGCGACGACCGTGCACGTCGGGGACGTGTGGCCGAACAGCAGCGCACCGGAGGTGATCGGGATCGTGAACGGACCGACACCCGTCGGGGTGCCGGTCTTGGCGTACTCGACGTTCGTGCCGCCCACATCGGAGATCTGGATGGTGCTGTTCAGCGGGATCGTCAGGGCCGTGGTGATCGACGTCGCCCCAGCGGTCGTGTTCGCCGACAGGGTCGTCGACACCCCTGCGGTGACCGTGTCGGGGCCGAGGATGCCGCGGAACCAGTGCCCGGAGATGTCAGGGTACGCCCACGTTTCGATGTCCCACGCGGTCGTCCACACCCCCTGGTACACGCCCTGCAGGACGGCGTCGTTGGTGCGGATCGTTTCGTCCTTCAACGGGTCGATACCGTCGTTGAACTGGGCTTTGGTGAACGGGATCGAGTCGGTGGGCGTCACGTAGGTGCCCTGGGTGGTTTCCTTGGCGAGGCCGATGGCTGCGAGCCGCGACAGGTACGTCACTGGTCGTTCTCCTTGTCCTGCGCGGCGGTCCGGGCTGCCCGGGTCGGCTTGGGCTTCGGCTCAGCGGCCGGCTTGTCCTGGTCGTTGGCGGGTGCGTCTTCGACCGGGACCAGGCCGGTGATGACGCCGTGCTCTTCGGGGTCGTGGCCGAGGTCGTCGAGGTCCACGACCTCACCGGGGCCGACCGTGAAGTTGTTGAAGTCGCGGATCTGCAGCGGGTAACCGGTGACGTTGCGGTGCGGGCGCACGGGGCTCCTCCGGGCATGGCGGAAGAGCGGAGACGCAACGCGTTCCGCTCGGGGGGTGGCTGGGGTTAGTTGGAGATCTCGAAATCGTCCGCGGCGTAGCGGATGTCGGCGCGGAGCATCCGCCCGTCGGACAGGGAATGCTCTGGGTCGTCGAAGTCGACGTCGATGTAGGAGGGGTTCTCTGCGACGGACAGGAACCGGTTGCCGTGCGTCTTGTCGAGCACTGTGCCGGCGATGCGTGCCACCACCAGTTCGATGGCGTTGTCGAGGCTTTGTTGCTCCTCTTCGGCGCTACCGGTTGAGGTGAGGATCGGCCACCGCACCTTGATGAGGAACTGGTAGGTGGGCATGGTGCGGATGTTCGCGGACCGCTCGTAGTGGATTTTCTGGCGCAGCAGGTACAGGCCCCGCTGGTTCGACGGCGGGGTACGCCCCCAGTACGGGTGGACGACGTCCCAGGGGCCGCCTTGCGCCTTCAACAGGGCGGGGAGGTTGTCACCCGAGGTGCGCAGCCACGCCGCTTCCCGGGCGACAGCGTCAGCGGTGCTCACGTGCCACCGTCACGCATGAACGGTTTCAACGCTGTGCACGCCGCAGCCTCGAGCGCGTCCGGGTCTTTGCGGGCGTCCATCTGCATCGGGTCCAGCTCGCGGGCCGCAATGGACGCCGCCATGAGCTTGCAGGCCCGCACCAGCCCCGCCGGCACGGTGGTGTACCCGCCGGAGTAGGTGACCCGGATCCATGAGCCGACCGGGAGGAACGTGCCCAACGGGATCCACAGGTGACCGGAGTCGGGTTCCGGCCCCGACACCTGGGTGGCGGTGAGGGTTTGGGCGCCGCCTACCGACAGGGTGTAAGTGACGGACACCCCCGAGTACGCCCACATGTCCGGGTAGCGGGGTGCGTACTCGTGGACCCACACGTGACGGATCATGTTCGTGTCGTAGCCGAGAGCCGACGCGTACGACTGGCCGAGCGTCCCCTGAATACTCATCGGCACATCCGCGCCCGAACCCGCGAACTCATCAGGGTCAACACCGGATGCGCGATGCGATTCGGTGACGGCGGTGAACGGGGCGAGGCGGCGCTGTGTTTCGTCTTCGCAGCGCCGCGTCGCCTCGAACATCAGGTCCGATTGCGCCGTCGCGGACGTGTACCCGGCCACCAGGTCGGAGAAGGGCCCTTCGGACAGCTGCGCCCAGTTCGCCAGCGGGACGGGGGCGTCAGCGGCCACAGGTCACTCCTCGACGGTCTTGTCGTCGGCCTTGGCCTTCGAGGTGCGGCGGCGGGTCGGCGGCTTGGGTGCCTCGTCGACCGGGGTCTCCGGTTCCGGGGCGGGCTCCTCGACCGGCTCCGGCTCGGGGTCGGGGTCGGGGCTGGTGGGCTCCTCGACCGGCTCGGCGCCGGTGCCGTCGACCTCCGAGAAACCACCGTCGCCGATGGCCAGCAGTTCCACTGCCTGCTCGTACGGCACCTCGACGACCGAACCGTCCTTCGCCCACTCGTTGCCGAAGCTGTCGTTGCCCGCCTGGGCCTTGCGGATGTGCGGCATACGCCCCTCCTAAGGGTGCGAGGAAAGGAGAGCGCCGCCCGACCGGACAGGGACCGGGCGGCGCTCTTCGATCAGCTGGACAGCGAGGACGACACGCGGGACAGCCGCGCGTGGTACTTCGGCGCCCGCACGGCCAGGGTGCAGTCCGACACGATGGCGTACGGCATCTGGTCGGGGCTCGACGTGGTCGGATAGACATCCAAAGGCGTCAGCTCCCGGACGTAGGGCCGCAGGATGAACTGCGGGTCACGGGACATCAGGAAGATGTTCTCCGACCCGGACGCCTGCGGCTTCATGGCCGCGTTCGTACCGACGTACGCGACCGGGTTGACGGCGGGGGCGGTGGCGCCGTTCTTCGGGGTCAGCTTCGCGCCGTCGTCCACGATGGACGTGGTCAGGATCGGGGTGACCCCGTCGGTGTTGATACCGACGGTGGCGTCCACGTAGCCGAGGAACGTCTCCTGCCCGGTCGAGGTGCTGCGGAACACCTTGTACAGGTTCGGCTGGGAACCGTCGAGACCACCGGGGGTCGAGAACGACAGCGTCACCGTGGACGTGGCACCGCTGGTGATCTGCGACACCTCGACGGACGGGAGGATCTCTCCCTGCCGGGCGATGACCGGGGCGATCTGGTAGTAGTACGTGGCCGCGGCCAGCGTCCCACCCGTGGTCGACGTCGCCGAGGTGACCGTGCCCATCCCGTAGGAGCGGGCGGACAGGAACGACGACGTCACCAGCGGCACACCCCGGTACGACAGGACGTTGAGGCCAGCGGCGACCTCGGTTTCGCTAAGGTACCGCTGGTTGGCGATGGCGAGCTGCGCGACGCGGGACTCCGCAGTCGACGACATCACGAACATCCAACTCGACCCGTTGATCTTCATGGCGGCCTGCTGCTCCGCCATGTCGATCAGCTTGTCGAGCCAGCCGAGCGACAGGGACGCGTTCGCGGCGTCGAGGGCGTTCTGGTTCCCGCCGGAGAACGTCGACACCTGGGTGTCGAGGCCGTCGAACTGCGGGTAGCCGCCGAACTGGGTGGAACCGGAGTTCCCCCACAGGATCGCGTTCTCGATGTCCCAGTACAGGCCCTGGATGGACCCTTCGATCTCCTGGGCGCGCAGGTCCCCGGCGAGACCGCGGGTGACTGCCTGAGCGAACCCGGTCACCGAACCCACGGACTGCAGGTTCCTGATCGGGAACGAGTTCTGCACGTAGGTGCTGTTGGTGATGGGGCGGGCTCCGCCATCGGACACGAAACCGCCGGCCGCGCGCTGGGTGCGCTGGTTGAAGTAGTACACCGTGGAGTCCCACTTGCGGGACGGGATGGCGCGCACCAGCGGCGCGTACCGGCGCTGGTACTCCAGCAGCATCGGGTCGACGATGGTCGGGACGAGCTGGGACGCTCCGGCGGCGGTCAGCGCCTCACGGAGGTCGGAGTTGGTGCTCACAGTTGTGGCCTTTCTCGGCAGTCTTGGAAGTTGCGAAAGCCCCGCCAACGGGGGGTGTTGACGGGGCCGGTGACCATCGCTGCCGAGCGGCACCAGCACAGCGGCTGGCGGTCAGATGAAGCGGGTGTCGTGCTACTGGGTGGCGCGGTCACCGAGGATCGCGCCGACGGTGGCCGGGGAGACGTGGGCTCGCCACTCCTCCTCGGAGTACTCGTGGAGCGGCTTCTGCGGCCACCCCTCGGGCAGGCCCGCGCTGCTGGCGGGAGCGGTGTGCTCGGTCACCGGGGCGACCAGGCCCTTGCGGGTGGGCGGGCCGTTCTTCGCGACCTGCTCCTGGATGGCCAGCGGGAGCGCCGCCTTGACGCCCTCCTCCACGAGGCGGGCGACCATGGCCTCGGTGGTCTCCGCGACGGCTTCCGGAGCGGCCGGGGTCTCGGTCTCGGTCGCCGCCTCGACGGGAACGGGCGCGGTCTCCGCCGCGGCCATCGCCGGGGCAGGCGCCGCGAACCTGGCGAGCATCGCGTCGAACTGCTCCGCGGACAGGGTGATGGTCGGCGCGACGGCCGGCACCTGGGCAGGGGTGGCAGCCTGGGTGGGCTCGACCGCCGTGGTGGGCTCCGCCATGGCGGGGTCCTCCGTTTCTGGTTGGTCGGCAGCCGCTTCGGGCGCCGGGTCTTCATGGTCACCGGCAGGAGCGGGCTCCGCCGGAGTATCGGTTGCGGGTGAGGGCTCCGCAGGCACGTCGGTTTCGGTGAGGACGTCACCGCCGGTGGACTCTCCGCCCATGTCGTCGTCGGTGTCCTCCGAGCCGGCACCGGCGACGTCCATGTCGCCGTCCATGTCCGGGTCGATGGTCTGCAGCGCTTTCGCTGCCCCGTCGACCGCCGCGTGCAGCACCAGCTCGAGGTCAGCGGGGTCCACGCAGTACGACGACACAGTGACGCTGACCGGCCCGTTGGTGGCGTTCAAGCAGAAGGTGCCGTTGCCGTTGTCGCCGTCGCCGTACATGCCGGAGTAGTCCTCAGCCAGCACCACAGCGGGAACTGCCTCGGCGATGCTGTCGACCAGCCACGACTCGGTGTTGACGTTCACACCGAAGCGCTTCAGCGCACCCTTGATACGGCCCTTGATGCGCTTGAGTTGCGCGGGCGTGTACCGCTTCGCGTTCGCGGACTCGCCGATGAACGCCCACGCCGCCTTCGCGTTGGCTTTGCTGTCCAGCGGGTAACGGCGCTGCTTGTCGCCTCGGTAACCGGGGTCGGCGTACGGTCCCTCGGTACCGGCCGCCTGGGCGTCCGCCTCGACGGTCTCCTCGGTGATCGAGGTCACCTGTGCCTCCACACTCTCGTAGATCAGGGCCCGGTCCCCGTCTGACTCCTTGGCCGCACGGTCAACGGTGTCGATGACGGCGCCGGGCACACCGGGTTTGCGGGTGTAGTCGAGGCCGTCCAACTCGAGGTCGTCAGCGGTTTCGACCATGCCGCCGTCCGGTCCGCGTTCCCGCCGTACCTTCCCGAGCCACGCCCCGCGGATGCTGACACCCTTCAGGTGCGGTTGCTTCCCGGACACCAGGGACGCGATGGTGCGGCCGTGGTCGGTGTCGGCGAGGTCGGCGGTGAACCGTGCGGACCCGTCCTCAGCGAGGCTGATGGACCGTAGCGACCCGACGATCCGCGACGAGTCGTCATCGGCGGCGTGGTGGGTCAGCATCGTCAGTGGGGCGTTGCCCTCGGCGAGGCGTTCCTGCGCCCTGGCCACAGCCTTCGCGATCAGCTCACGGGAGTACAGCCGGCCGTTCTTGCTGACACCGGGAACCAGCGCCGTGCCGGAGACGGTCGCGATGCGCGCTGCCATCGGGGTCACCTGCCGATCAGGGAGATCGACGCGTTCGGGAACACCGGGGTGGTGCCGCCGAGAGTCCAGGTGACACGCCCGTACAACGGCAGCACCATCGACCCGGTTGAGGCGATGTGCAGGCCAGCGGACGCGGTGCTGTAGTTCGGCGCCGACGTCAACTGGGTGACCTTCGCGACCTGCAGGATCCAGTTGCCGTCCGGGTCCTGAACGTCCAACTGGACGTCGAGGGTCGGGGTGGTGCCCGTCGATGTTCCGGCGACGAACACCGCCAGCCACACGTCGGTGACCGCGATCAAGTTGATCGGGGTCGTCCCGCTGTTGCCGCTGGCCGACAGGGTCGGGCTGATCCCGGAGCCCTTCAGGTTCCACAGGACACGGGCTTGCGACATGGACGTCACTCGGCGTCTCCCTCGGGTAGGTACAGCTGGTAGGAGGCCGGGTTCAACGGCTCTGTGGCGGCCACGGCGCAACGGCAGGACGGGTGCAGGCTGACCGGGGATGGTTCGGTGACCGGGTGCGGGTTGTTCGCTTCGGCTTGTGAACAGCGAACACAGACCCTCTGGTCCCCCGCTGTGAGCACGTCGTAAGAGCGGAGACCTTCGGAGGCGTACAGGTCAACGGCGCCCTGGTTGAGGGCCATCGACATCGCCATGTCAACGAACAACCCCAACGCGCGGCTGCCCCCCACCAGGTCCTCGAGGGCGCCGACCATCTCCTCATACGGGGTTTCGCTGGCGATCAGGTCACCGAGTAGGTGCCCGGCGTCCGCTGCGCCGCCCTGTAGCGCCTTGTCGATCCACGTCGCGGACGGCCACCCCTCAGCGTCCAGCACCGAGTAGGCGTGGTCGAAGGCCAGGTCGAAGTCGAACCACATGTCGCCGACACGTACGAGCTTCTCGATCGGCCGCTGCTCAG